GCAGTAATCTCTCCCCAAATGCGTAGAATTGACCCACCAACGGCAGGAGACCAACCGTAATGACCGAAAAGAAAACCGAAGTTACCGAGATAGTCCCAATTGGATGCTACCTATCATTGGAATCTGCAATCGCAGCTGCCAAATGGATTGACCCAGCAGACATGGCTGCCGTCACGCTTGCCCGGCGCGTTGCCTTGGCACTAGATACGGCATTTGACATGGGCGCTGATCTCAAAGATCTAACTGCGTTAAGTGGTAGATTCTTAACTGTCTTACAGCAATTACATCTAACTACTGAAACACGCACTGCCAGCAAAAAGACAGATGAACATGATGGGACAGAATATGTCGGGGATTTCCTACGGCTCGTCAAAACCAAGAATCCAAAGTCCACCACTAAAGCTGCCAACAGCAGGGCCACTAATCGGCCAGCTAGCGGATGAACTGGGTGTGCCTTTACTGCCTTGGCAAAAGTATGTACTAGATGATGCGCTAAGGGTAAACAAAGACGGCAGTTGGGCTCGCTCCCAAATAGGGGTGTTAGTTAGCCGCCAGCAGGGCAAGACCCACATGATGCGTATGCGTATCCTTGCCGGGCTGTACATCTTTGGTGAGAAAAGCACTATTGCAATGTCACAAACACGCCAACTGTCATTAGATACTTTCAAACAGACTGTAGACATGGCCGAAAGCCTTGACTGGATGCGTAAACGGATTAAGCGCGTATCCCGAACTAACGGTCAAGAGGAATTAGAGGTGTACTGCCATCACTACCCGAAAGCATGTACAGGTAAATGTGAAAGGTTACGCAAGTACGCAATTAGAGCTGCGACCAGTGAGGGCCCACGCGGATCGACAGCCGATTTGCTCTATGTAGATGAGTTACGAGAAATTGATGTAGCAACTTGGCAAGCCGTAACACCAATTACACGCGCTAGACCAAATGCTCAAGTTTATTGGACATCTAATGCTGGCGATCTAAACAGCACTGTACTTAATGAGCAACGCGCAAGGGCTTTGACATTTGCATCACCTCGAATGGGCTACTACGAATGGAGCGCGCCACCCGGTTCAAATGTAAATGATGAAAAGGCATGGTTAATGGCTAATCCTGCAATCGGACACACAGTAAGCATTGAAACTATTAGGGATGCGTCAATATTTGACACTAAGGATGCTTTTAAGACTGAAAGCCTATGTATGTGGGTAGATGCTATCGATTCACCATGGCCAATGGACAGTTGGAATGAGGGCGAAAAGGATGTAAGCCTTGAGGACGGACTACCTACCTACATGGCATTAGACCTTTCATTCAATCGTGAACTTGCTTGCCTAGTCACAATTCAAGAGCGACCTGAGGGCATGGCTGTATTCCTACATGAATGGCAAAAAGACGGAGGTATCAATGATCTAGAATTGACAGGGGAAATTGCTAAGTTAACACGCAGGTATAACCCTCGTAAGTTTGCCTATGATCCAAATACTGCTGGTTACATTGCGCCAAGGCTGGCACAAGCTGGCGTGGCTACCGAGCCGACACCATGGGCATCTGCTGGCTTTAGCATTATGTGTGACCAGACATTAAATGCCATGCAACAAGGATTATTCGTACATCCCGGTCAGCCAACACTTCATCAGCATTTGGTGTCATGTGCTAGACGGCCAGCATCTGATGGTGGCTGGCGCATTGCTCGCAGAGCGGCACAAGTACCTATCACAGCTGCAGTTGCTTTAGTTATGGCGGCTGGACACGCAACAGCCCCTCAAACACTGCCAGTAATTATCTCTGCATAGGTTAAGATGTAGGCATGATTGAACCGGGCGTAGATGATTTAACCCTTTATCAGGGCGCAACTTTTGAAAAAACATGGACTGTCAAAACTAATGGCACTGCCGTAAATTGGACTGGATATACTGGCGTATTTGAGGTTAAGACTATTCCAGAGGACACTGTGTTATTTACAATTACTCCAACATTGGGTGGGGCTGCAGGAACAGTGGCAGTGACAATTACGGCTGCATCTACAACATCTACACCATCTGGGCCATACAATTACAACCTTAAATTGACATCAGGTACTTATGTGACTTGGCTTTTGCGTGGCACACTAACTGTTATTGGGGAAACGAGCGTAGCTTGAGTACCACAATTGAAGTAACCGACACAGTTACAACTGTTGTTCAAGTTAATGACAGCACAGCCACAATCGAAACAACTGATGTAATTACTGAAATTTCATCACAAGTAACTGGCATACAAGGTGGACGCGGAGAAACAGGCGCTACTGGAGCTACTGGCCCTGCCGGTACTACAGGAGCGACTGGCCCACAAGGCCCAACTGGAGCTACTGGCGGAACTGGTTTAACAGGCGCTACTGGAGCTACTGGCCCTGCCGGTACTACAGGAGCGACTGGTCCACAAGGCCCAACTGGAGCTACTGGCGGAACTGGTTTAACAGGTGATACTGGAGCTACTGGCCCTGCCGGTACTACAGGAGCGACTGGTCCACAAGGCCCACAAGGCCCAGCAGGTACTAACGGAGCAACTGGAGCGACTGGTCCACAAGGACCTACAGGAGCAACAGGTGCAACTGGGCCACTGCCAACAAATTATGTCGCATCAATTGGTGGTGTAACTGGAGCATTTGCAGCAACGGGCAGTGGTAACGTAGTTTTAAGCGATTCGCCAACACTTACTGGAACGGTTAATGCGACATCGTCTACTCTTGCTTTTGGAACTAATGGTTCTGCTATTACTGCAAATGGTTTCACCATTAGTGGAACTGAACTTGGTTACCTTGACAATACTACTTTTAATATTCAGCAACAGATTGAGTCGAAAGCACAACTTGCAGGGCCAGCATTTACTGGAACTCCAACAGCCCCAACGGCAGCGCGAAAAACAAATACAACTCAAGTTGCAACTACGGCTTTTGTAAACGAACACGCGGTAAGTATGTTGATTAGGCGCACAACCGCAACAGCTGCAATTGCTAATACAGAAACAGTTATTATTTCTGCGAGCCTACCTGCGAATACCATAATTCTTGGCGATACTTTTAGGTTTACCGGTTATGCAACTCGCGCTGGTGCAAACGCAGGAACAGCAACTTTTAGAATAAGAATTGGTACAACAACCTTGACTGGTAATGCTCCAGTATCTTTAACTACAACTGCGACAACTACTGGCGTTTACAAGTTTGAAGCATTATTGACTGTTCGTACTGCTGGTGCATCGGGGACTGTTGGTGGTGTTGGAAAGATAGATGTAACAACTACTGCTGGTGGTAACTCATTTACAACGGCAGTTGCAGTAGATACAACTGTTACCAACGTGATAGAAGCAACAATCATTTCTGGAGTATCTGGAAATACTTACACGTTTGAATACGCCACACTAGAAAAGTTACCTGCTTAACTTAGTTTTACCCACTACTCTTAAACTCTAGATACGTTATCTTGGCAGAGTATCGAGTCCGGGCTAGTCACTCCTATCACTAGCCCGGGCGCTAAGACACGCAATGTCAATGCGGTAAATTTGAGTATTTATGAGATAATGCAAATATGGGATTTATTGATTTCTTACTGGGTACTGATCCAGCAAAATCACAAGTACAAGCCAAGGCAGCTGTAGCAATTCCCTATTATCAAGATTATTTTTCAGCTTTTAACACATTTCGTATTGGTCGCGCTGAAGCAATGCAAGTACCAGCTGTAGCGCGCGCGCGAAACATCATCTGTGGCACTATCGGAACACTTGGCCTTAATGCATACAACGACGTAACCTATGCCAAGATAGAGGGCCGATCCTTACTTAAACAGCCAGATCCTGCACTGCCACTATCTATTACAATTACATGGACTGTAGAGGATTTATTATTTCATGGTCATGCTTTTTGGTTTGTATTAGAAGTATCCCCAGAGGATGGTAGACCAACAAAAGCGCGCCGTATAGATCCAATTCGCGTTACATTTACTACCGATTTAAATACCCAAGAAATTGTAAACGGATTTTATTTAGATGGTAATTTATGCCCACCTATTGGAGTGGGTTCATTAATTATGTTTAGTGGCATTGATGAGGGAATTCTAAATCGTGGTGGCCGAACAATTTCTACAGCTTTAAAACTTGAGGAAGCTGTTCAGAGAATGGCATCAGAGCCTAATCCTACAATGGTTATTAAAAACACTGGCGTAGATTTACCAGCCGAACAGGTATCAAGCCTATTAGCATCATGGAAACAGTCCCGGGCTACTCGATCAACTGCATATCTATCTGGTCCATTAGATGTACAGACTTTTGGTTACGATGCACAACAAATGGAATTAAGTCAGTCGCGTTTAAACACTGCATCTGAAATTGCCAGACTTATGAACATTCCGGCATGGTATTTAAACGCTGAAAGTGCTAGTGCTACTTATTCAAATGTAAGCGCCGAGCGCCGATCATTGGTTGATTTCTCATTGTCACCATTTATGCATGCCATAGAGGAAAGATTAAGCATGAACGACCTAACCCCACGAGGGCAAGAGGTCAAATTTGATCTAGATGATTACTTACGAGGTAATCCATTAGAGGAAATACAAGTGCTTACAGCAATGCTTGATGCTGGACTAATCAGCATCGATGAAGCCAGAGCCGAAATGGATATGGCACCGAGAGGAAACCCAAATGCAGCTTAATTTTGAGGGCCAGATTTTGGCCACTGATACAGTTACCCGAACCATTGAGGGGTTAGTCGTACCTTTTGGCAAGGTAGGTAACACATCCGCTGGTCCTGTCCGTTTTGAGTTTGGCGCATTTGGTGAAGTTGATGCAAGCAAAATTGTGCTTAACAAAGAACATTCACGCACTGATCCATTAGGCCGCGGCGTGGCTGGATCTGAAAAGGTCAGCCCGGCTGGTATCGCAATGGCCTTTAAAATTGCTGGCACTAATGCTGGCAACGATGCCTTAATCGAAGCTGCCGATGGCTTGCGCCCGGCATTTAGCATCGAAGCAAGTGTCAACGAATACACAATAGAAAAAGGAGTCATGGTCGTGAGCAGTGCAAAACTAGAAGCCGTAGCACACGTAACTAATCCAGCATTTAAGGATGCACAGATTTCTCAGGTCGCAGCTTGCGATCCTGAGCCAGAAACCACCGAAACCGAAACCCCGGTAGAGGAACAACCACAGGAGAACACAGTGGAAGAAACAACCGCACCAGTTGCAGACGAAGTTACCGCAGCCGCGGTAGTTGTCGCTGCAGCACCAGTGGCCTACGTAAAACCTCGTAGCCCAATCAATTCCCAAGCTTCATACTTGGAACACAGCATCAAGGCAAAAATGGGCAACCATGACAGCGCCCAGTACGTAATGGCAGCCGATGATGATTTCAGCACCAACCCTGCATTTAAGCCAACACAGTATTCATCACAGGTAGTTGATACCTTGATCGGATCTCGTCCGGCTATTGATGCAATCGGTACACGTGCATTACCAAATGCAGGTATGACTATTGCTCATCCAAAAATCACAACTGCAGGAACTGTGGCATCCACAGCTGAAGGTGCAGCACCATCAGAAACTGGAATTGTTTCCAGTTATGTAAACCTAACTGTGAACAAGTACGCCGGTTTACAGCGCTACTCGGTAGAACTTATCGAGCGTTCTGATCCATCATTTTTCCAAGCAATGATTGATAACATGACACGTGCTTACAACAAGGCAACTGATGCAGCTGTAATTGCAGCCCTAACATCAGGTGGAACACAGGCATCAACAACTGCTGCATCATCTGACGGCATCATTTCTTACGTATCAACCGAAGCCCCAGCCGCTTATTTAGCAACTGGTGAACTTGCAACTGCATACATCGCTGGTACATCCCAGTGGTCATTGTTGCTTGGTGCTAAGGATTCAAGTGGCCGACCAATCTACAACGCATACAACCCACAAAACGCAGCTGGTGTATCCTCACCAACTTCACTTCGTGGCAACGTGCTTGGGCTCGATCTTTACGTCGATGCGAATGCAGTATCAACAACTATCGATGAATCAGCATTTATTGTTGTTCCATCATCTGTTGCAATCTACGAAAGCCCAGTCCTACGTATGTCAACAAACGTAGTCACATCTGGTGAAATCGAAACATCAATCTACGGCTACATGGCTGCAGGAGTTTTGGTTTCCGGTGGCGTTCGTCGCTTTAACCTAACCTAGTTAGCGTTACTAAAGAGTGTGGGGGATGCGGCCCTGTGTCCCCCACACACACCATTAGATAAGGATTTGAAATGGCACTAATTACACTAAGTGAGCTAAAAGCGGTACTTGGTATTGGTGACATCTATGCTGATGCGCTTGTACAAGAATGTGCAGATAGCGCTGAAAACATAATTCTATCTATGCTTACCAAAAATCAATGGGGCGTAGTTGCTCATGAGCGTACAAATTTGGTTAACACAATAACCACTGACCGACCACATGACTGCTATGTCGGACAGACGGTAACCATTGCTAACAGTGGCACAAACTTTAATGGATCTAAAACTCTTACCGCCGTTACTGCTTACACAATGTCATTTACTGGCTCTGGCGCAGATTACCCTAAGCATGGAATCGTGCCTTACGGAACAGTAAGTGCCACACAATACATTGACTACTCAACGATTCCAGAAGTCAAAGAAGCTGCAATTGCTATTGCATCCGACATCTGGATCACCCGTACAGGCACGCTAGGACAGTCAGGTGTCGACTTTCAAAGTCCTGCACCATACAGACTAGGGCGATCGCTATTTACTCGCGTATCAGGCTTACTAGGGCGTTGGATTGATACCAATGCAATGGTGGGTTAATGGCTAACTTAGTTACTCAACGAAATGAAATTGCAGCATCTTTAGCAGCTGCCGGGCGCGTAGTCATGTCTTACCCAAAAGAAAACATCACCCCACCAGCCTTAGTGCTTGTGCCGGGATCACCCTACTTAGAGCCACAAGTCATTGGTGGGGCAAATAAGCGCGTAAACATGCGCTTTGATCTAACTGCCATAGTTAATGCAGCTGACAATCAGGCAGCACTAGCCAACTTAGAAGCCTTAATGCTTTCAACATTTACAGCATTACCAGCTGGAGTCACCATTGGCTCATGGTCACAACCCACAGTCACGCAGGTCGGAAACGCCGACATGTTAATCAGTCAAGTCAGCATAGAGCTGGCGACCACGACAGAATAAGGAAAAAATAATGGCAACAACAGTAACCACTGGCCGGTCGCTCACTTTGACGATTGGCGGAAAGACTTACGCAGATCAGACTGCAACGGTCACACTAAGCATTGATAACAACCAGCAAGTATTAGAAACACTTGCAGCGCGTTACTACAAGACCGTAGATTACTCAGGAACACTAGATGTTGAAATGTACGCTGACTGGGGTGTCACAAGTGGCCTTTGCGCTCAGTTGTGGGATGCAGCCAAGTCTGCACCAGACACATCTCTAGCCTTTACATTTGTTGCAGGTGCTTCACCATACAGCACTATTGCTGGCAAAGTATTCCCGGCATTTCCACCACAAGGCGGCGCGGCTACAGATGTACTTAGCACATCAGTATCGCTAGTCATTGACACTTCAGCTGCGATCACTCGCTCTTAATGAATAGAACAGGGCAACCATTATGAAGTACAAAATAACTACCCAACAGGGCGAAAACTACATAGTAAGTGACGATTCAGCATGGCTTTGGATTATTTTAGAGCGTGATTTAGGATACACACTTTCTCAAGCGCAAGAAAAAATGAATGATGGAAGTTTGGAAGTAATAACTTACATTCTTTATTTAGCAGCTGTAAGTGATGAAAAAACTGAATATAAGACTCACCAAGGATGGGTTGAAAATGAGTTTGAAACTTTTGATGTGGTGAATGATGACCCAAAAGTCATCAGAGCGGAAGCATTAACAGACATTTAATTGCATTAGCTGTTAATACAGGAATTGCATTAAGTGACTTAAAGCAATGGTCGCTCACAGATTTAGAAACAGCATATGAGCTGATAGCGGAAAGGAATGGTAATGGCTGATAAAACAAAGATCACTATTAAACCAGACCTTGGCGATTACAGAGGACTTTTGAGAGCAATTTCGCAAATGGACAAAGATAGTCAAAATGCTTTGAAAACAGATGTGCAATCAATTAGCAATTGGACTGCAACTGGGATGCGAATTGCTTCATATAGTTCACCCATGCCAAAACAGGCAATTGTTATTGCGAACACAATTAGAGCTAATAAGGATAGAATTCCAAACTTAACTATCGGTGGATCAAAAGGCAGAGTATCAGGTGGTGCAAATGCTGGCCAGTTGTTATTTGGTAATGAATTTGGTACAGATAGAAATGCTAAAGGCTCTGCAGGATCCTTTCCCAACGGCGGCTACAAATTTCCAGAGCGCAGCCCGGCACAAGGTAGAGGCAATGCAGGTTATTGGATATTTCCAACTCTCAAAGCTATGCAACCGGAAATACGTAAACGCTGGCTTGATTCTGTAAATAAAGTTATGGACAATTGGGCAAGGAGTAGTATCTGATGGCTGACACACGCACACTTAAATTGGCCTTAGTTGCCGACATTAACAAATTTACAACTGGAATGTCAGATGCTGATAAATCTACAAAACAATTAAAAGATAAAACACTTGGTCATTCTAAAAAAATGTCGGCTGCTTTTCTTGGTGTTGCCGCCGCTGTTGGTATCTTAGCTGGAAAAATTGGTGTTGATTCAATAAAGGCTGCTTCTGATGATCAACTAAGCCAAAATAAGCTTAAAGATGCAATCTTAAAAACTAAAGGTGCAACTGACGATACTGTGACTTCCACTGAAAAGTGGATTTCAAAAATGCAATTTACAAAAGGTTTTTCTGACGAACAATTAAGACCTGCACTGGCTGATCTAACTAGGTACACAGGAGATGTAGACACAGCACAACGCTTGCTAAATGATGCAATGGACATAGCGGCGGCCAAGGGTGTGCCACTCGAAACTGTGGCCAAGGGAATTGGCAAAGCATATAACGGACAGTACACAGCCTTAAATAAATTAGGTGTGCCTTTAGATGCAGCAAAAACAAAGTCTGGTGATTTTGAAGGCATCATGAAAGATTTAAATAAGCAATTCAATGGTGCAGCTGCATCTAATGCTGAAACTTATGCAGGAAAAGTAAACATTTTAGGGTTGCGCTTTGGAGAGTTGCAGGAGTCCTTAGGTTCAAAACTTATAGATAAATTTACAAAAGTCGTTGATATAACTGCGGTTGTAGCAAAAGGTTTTTCTGGTGAAAACCCTAATGAGGGTTTGAGTAGCAAAGTACAACAAATATCAAGAGATTTAGATGGCGGCGGCAAAGGCGGAGCATATAATCTTGGTTCATCTCTTAAAGCGGTAGCCGACGCATTTGGTACATTGTTTGGCGCAATTTCTGGTGAAGGACCTAAAAGCGGTAACGACAACTTGCAATCTTTGGCGGATGCTTTACAAGCTGTTGCAAAAGGTATTAATGCAGTTGCTTCTGCTTATGCCGGCATTAAATCTTTTGGTGGAAAATTACTTGACACATTACAAATAGGCGAGGGCAAGGCAGGATTTGCAAGCGGTATACCGGGTATACCTTTTGGCAATCAAGGACCTAATGGCCGTAGAGCAAATGGCGGTCCAGTCTCAGCTGGACGATCTTATCTTGTTGGTGAGCGCGGACCAGAGATTTTACGCATGGGATCAAGAAGTGGAAGCATTACACCTAACAGTGCTATGGGTGGAAACACATTTATTTTTAATGGCGTACTAGATGCCGCATCAGCTCGTCAGAGCATTGAGCGACTACTACAGACACAGAGCAGAATAAGTGGGCCAATTAATTTGGCTGGCGCAATGCCATGACCGATTTTACCCCGGCAATAAAGGTCTACACATTACCGCCAAATGCGCCACACACTGATCCACTTGTAGAGATAACTAGCTACATTGACTACAGCATAAACATTTCGCGTGGTACATCCCAGTACATCAATCCGCCATACCCGGGACAAACAACAGTCACTTTATTGTTCGACACAAACATCATCCCAAATGTGCAGATTGGCACATGGATGGAAATACATGTTTACAAGGCCAGCACATCCGCTTATGTAGTTATGCACTCTGGCTATGTAACTAACCGATCAAGCAACTACCGGGCGCATGGACTTACTGGCTACATACTTGAATGGCAATTTAGCCTTACTACTGCAATTTCAATCTTGCAAAATACAGACTGGTATAACAACACAACTACAACTACTACTACAAGTGTGAACATACAGAATGTAGAAACTGCCACTGGTGTATTCCTTTGGAGTACAGTAAACGCCAGCACCCAGTGGCAAGATTACGGCCCTACTACATGGGCTGGTGTAGACACATCCAGAATTTCAACCTTGCCTAACATCATCATTGGCACTGAAATATCCAGCACAACACTTACATCAGGATTTAGAAACGTCTGGGATGATTTGACAACCCTTACTTATGGTGTTTATGGCTACATGTATGAAAGCCCAAATGGGGATATTAATATAAAGTTTCCACAGGCCGAAGCTGTGGCAATGACTTCATCCATCACACTTACCCAATCTATGCTTAGTCCAGATATTGCTGGTGGTGACCGGGTAGACGAGTTGCGAAACACTGTCACAATCAATGAATTTGATGCAATAGTATCAACTTACTATGACGATAATTCAATTGCTGATTATGGCCAGCGATCTGGCACACTTGATACTTATTTGAACACAACTTTAGATGCAGCTAATGTGGCTAACACAATCCTTAATGGCATTGCTTACCCATTATTAAGCACCGAAAGAATAAGCGTTAATTTACTTAACCCAATTTTTACAAATGCCGAGCGTGAGTTGCTTCTTTACAGCCCACTTGGAATGCTAGTTACTGTAGAAGCCCCAGATCCAATGGGTGGGACTTTGAAATACCTACCAATTGGTTGTAATTTCCAAATTAGCAAAAATGCTTTTATTTTAGATTTACAATTAGTACCGTATTCAGTGGCCCGAAATTCCATAAATTGGAATCAAGTGCCGTACAATTACACATGGACAAGTTACGGTACAGCTTATCCAACACAGAAATGGCAGGATCTCTAAATGGCAGGTACTACAACTAATTTTTCAATTAGTTATCCTACAAGCACTGACCTAGTTACTAATGGCGCAACTGCTATTCAAACTGTGGCACAAGGCTTTGACACTCGATTGGGTGATGTTACTAACTATCCAAACCAAATTGTAAATGTGGTTTCAGGTGTCAGTCGCCCAGTTGCTTATGCAATGCAACAATTTTCAGCCAGCGTTACAGGCACAGCGACAGTTACATTTCCAGTAACAACAAGATTCACACAAACACCTTTTGTTTATACAAACATTTCAAACTTAAACAATAGCCGAACAAGTTCCGGCGGCGTAGCGACAAGTGTTTCCAGTGTAAACGTAGGTGTCTATGTTGGTGGAACTCTTTCAACAACTGCTGCAACTCTTTATATTCTCGGCATTCAAATGACATCAGCTGCGACTGTAGGTTAAGGATAAATTATGAATGAAATAGTAATTTGCCACACGACAGACTGCGAAAACTGCGATGTTCCGATTAAAGTTGTAGACGCATTACCAACAGTTATTTGTGGTGGATGTAATGTTGAAATTACAGACAAAGTAAAAGCGTAATGGCATTACCAATTAAAGGTGGCAAAGTGACTACTGGCTACCATGTAACCGGTAAGAACTGGTCAGTCGGCTATCACACAGGTGTGGATTTTGCCGCGCCAGTAGGTACTGATGTCTTGGCTGTAGCTGATGGAACAGTTGCCAACGCTAATTGGGGCAGTGCTTATGGCACACAAATTGTACAGGCCCTATCAGACGGCACTTATGTTATATATGCTCACTTAAGTAAGTCATTAGTTAAGCCCGGTGACAAGGTAAAGAAAGGCCAGCACATTGGGGAGTCTGGGAACACAGGCAATTCAACGGGCGCACACCTACACTTTGAGCGTAGGAATGGCATCCGCTGGAGTAAATCTGCAGACATGGACCCAGAAGCAATCCTAAAGTCATGATTAAATACCGCCTATTTTTAATTAGAGTTGCCAGCCTATTTATCTACACAGCCTTAAGCACACTGGGCTTATCGTCAGTGCTTGGCATTGAACCCTTAAAGGCAGCTGTAATGGCAGCTATAGTCCCACTTTTGATCGTACTTAGAGCCGCTGCCAAAGGCCTTATGAATGACGGCAAGTTAGATCAGGCCGAACTAGACGCAGCTATAAACGCTGGGACAAAGCCTGAATGATATGTCAATTATTTACGCTGGACAAATAGCAGCTGCACTACTAGCCATCCTTAGCCTTGCCGGGCTATTAGTTAAGTGGACCATAGTTAAGCCAATCAAGGCCTATATTGACACCATGACTTATGCCATCCAGCCACACGCCAATGGCGGAAAGTCCTTGCCAGACTTGATAGAAAAGGTAGATGCACTACATTTAGTGGTACAACAGCATTTGACCACAAGTCATGACACGCCTAATTACTCAAAGTGCTTGTGTGAATCCTGCATAACGTGCTAGAAAAGATTATGTAAGCGCCAAGGCTTACATTAAAGAATAGGAATCAGGGCATGAACGGAATCTTTGTATTGGCCTATATGGCCATAATATTTGTAGCTGGCATGTTAGTTGGCATCATTATTGAGAATGAACACAACAAACAACAACTAATTAAATTTAGGCGAAATAGCCATGTGGACATAGAGCTGCAGATGGCAAAAGATGGGTGGAATATCTAATGGCATTTGACATTTCTAACTACACAACAGTGCAAGAGCGCGTGGCATTGTTTTATGAAAAGTACCCAGAGGGATCAATTCAATTTGAATACATGGGTGTTATGGATGGCGATCCAGCCAAGATGTGGGGAGTCGCTCGGGCATACCGATCAGCTGATGATCCACTCCCGGGTGTAGGTACTGCATCTGAGTTTATTATTGGCAAGAGTCCATACACACTGGGATCAGAGCTGCAAAACCTAGAGACATCATGCTGGGGTAGATCACTTGCAAGCCTAAACATTGGCACATCTAAGGGCCTAAGTAGCAAAGAGGAAATATTAGGCAGCCAAGAAAAACGATCACCCGGTCCAGCAAAGCCAAAGGCCGTAGAGGTACAGGCCATAGAGCCACCCAGTACAGCCATGGAAGCCGACCCATGGTTTTCTATACCAGCCATGGATGAGGGCGTAGAGTATGAGGAATACACACCACTAGATGTACCTGCATGCCTACATGGCCCAATGGCTAGACGTAGTGGCATAAGCAAAAAGACAGGTAAGCCTTATGCCGGGTATTTCTGTGACAATGAGCCACAGTGTGATCCAAAATTTGACCGATCATGAATGACTCAGACATAATCCGCTGCAGCTGTGGTGGCTGGGTGTACAAGGGCCTTATCTGCTCAATCTGTGACAAATGGGGCAAGGACAAATGACCAAGGCTAATGCAATACACCAACTTAAAATGCATAGGTTCTTGATGAGCATGGTGCGAACAATTAAAAACACTAGATCTAGTGACTGTGAACATTGCGAGGTACTACTTAAAGATGTACACAACTGCATGGATGGTGAATTAAAAGACATCAGAAATAGGAGCAATGATGAATGACGAAAAGGAATATGGCAAGGATGATCTATACATAGCAGTTTTAAAGAAACTCTATGGGGCTTGGGATGCTGGCAAATATTTTGCTGAAAGCTGCGAGGTATGCAGTGAAACATTAGTACCGGTTGACTGTGGTGTAGACCCATACTCAGACACGCGACTATGGCTCACTAAGTGCTGTGGGGTAGTCCAGAGGTATGATCAAAAACTCGGCCCTGAAAGATTAAAAGTTAGCCAGCACGACCCCTCAGAAATGCTGACTAACTACCCACTATTATAACCACACAACTGACATAAATGCCTAGGAATGGCACAAACTTCTGGCAGCCTTATCAGCTGTTAAACCACCGTTAGAGGGTGTGTCGTGGCATGCCTGATAATCGTGCAAAATGCAGAAATGCGAGCCAGTATCCATCATTTGAACCGGACTGCCCAAATGAATACACAGAGGTACTGGCATAAGGCGCAGTCGGTGTAGTTGTAGTGGCTACACCCCTAACATGCGAAGCGATAGTGACGGGTGTGAGTGGCTTGAATAAAGCCATTCCTGCTCGCTTCCAGTTCTAGGTGTGAATTCCAACTAAACTAATTACATGATTAACAGGGAGTCAAAATGCTTGATGTAAATACACCTAAAGGCCAACAATCCTTACAACATGAATTAAGAGCTGTAGAGCTTTGGAATTACCACTATCCACAATTCACTTATGTACACACACCTAAAGATGGTTCAGCATTAGTTGATGCAGTTATTGTTGACAATGAAGCTAATGTGTGTGCCGTAGTTGAGCAGAAGTCACGCAACATGTCATTAGAGCAGCTGCAAAAGTGGGATAACGAATGGCTTATTACGTTCGACAAAATTGAAGCCGGGCGGTATGTAGGCAAGGCATTGGGAGTTTCATACATTGGCTTTCTTTATTTAATCCCAGATGACTTACTAATAACACAGCAGATCAGCGACAAAAACGGCCAGTGGACATGTGATTACAGATTAGACACCACCGAAACACAGGAAACTATAAATGGTGGACTAATTACCAGATTAAATGCCTACATAAACTTAGATAATGCACAACATTTGGATGCTTACCAATGACAATCCTTGTAGGACTTACACATAAAGGCAAGGTATACATGGGTGCTGATAGGTCAATGTCAGATGCTAACTTCATTAGTGCTTTAGCCAAGCCAAAGATACGCAAGGTAGGCCAGTATCTGATCGGATTCAGTGGCTCATTGGGTACAGGGCAACTTACAACCTATGCCGTATACCCAGAGATCAACACAACTAACTTAGAGTCATGGATGCGTATCCAATTCTGTGGCGCATTACAAAAGGCAGCTGATGAATTCAAGATAGACATAAGCAATGATGAAAATGGTGCTGATCTACTTATAGGGGTAAGTGGCAGACTATTTGAGATAAGCACTATGGACTGGTCAGTAGGTGAGTATCACACCATTGCTACTGGTTCAGGATTTCCTTATGCAATGGGATCATTACACACATCACGATTTACTGATGATCCAGTGTGGAGAATTAAAGAAGCTGTAAGTGCATCCATCAAATACAGCCCATCATGCGTAGGGCCAATAGACATACTGAGCAAATGAAAGAACAACAACAACGCAGACGGGGCAACACCACAGAATGGCGTAAGTTACGGGAAGCGTGCTTTCGTATCTGGGGTAGCACATGTATGTATTGCGGAGACCGGGCTACCGAGGTTGATCACATACAAGAGCTGGCTGCAGGTGGCACAAACACCATTGATAATGTGCAACCTTTATGCAAGCCATGTCACAGACACAAAACAATCAAGTTCAACACAGTCCGACCAAGGACCACACAAGGCCGTAGGGGCGTTTTTTCTGAGCGAGTGACAC